GATATATATTTTTTAATGATATACTGGAACTGACTCATACTGATCTCTTTAGGTACTAGATATTTGCTTTTTTCTATTTTTGGTTGGTTCTTATCAGATGGATATATCAGTACTGGTACTCTTGATGGGTGTCTTAAAGCAAGTGATTTTACTTCTTTTTGGCGTTGATTTATGCTATATTTTTTTTCAAATTCATGCACTTCTATTTTTGGTTTTATTACATTCTTTGCTAAACTAATTAATCCTGACATAGTCTTACTAAATAATAAAGATTTTAATATTTATTATTTAAAGAATCCTAATCCTCATTTACTCTTTAATATGTATAGGAAGAAAGAAAACAAAACCCGTTTAGAACAGCAGGATGAGTCTGAGTACTATATGGATTCAAATTACGACTATGACGAACGAGTATTTGAAATAAAAGAATTCGATCTTAATGAGATGCCTCCGCAGAGCGTTGAAGACAACAATGGAGTTAAGCTTGTTGTCATCGGTAAGCCAGGTTGTTTTGCGCCAGGAACAGAAGTTTTGATGTTTGATGGAAGTATTAAAAAAGTTGAAGATGTTCAAGTAGGAGATCAAGTTATGGGAGATGATGGCCAAACACCCAGAACTGTTGAAAAGTTATATCATGACCAAGATGAAATGTTTGAAATATGTCCTAAGAGAGGTACAAGTTATACTGTAAATAGTAGACATCCTCTTGTTTTAGAGATCATGGTAAGAAACATAAGAAAGGTGATATCGTTGAAATAAGTGTAGAAGAATATATTAAACAAAATGAAGCTTGGAAGCATACTTTTAAAACTTTTCGTTCAAGTGGTGTTAAGTGCTGGAAAGATAATAATTTGAATATAGATCCATATTTTCTTGGTGTTTGGTTAGGAGATGGAACATCTAGCACTCTAAATATTACAAATGTAGATAATGAGATTTTAGAGTATTGTAAGTCATATGCTGAAGAATTAAATCTAAATTGGAATAAATTATCAGCAAAATATGCTTATTCTATAACTTCAAATGAAGAGACAAAAGGAAAAAATGTTTTACTAAATTATTTTAATCATTACAATCTTTTGAAAAATAAACACATTCCAACTGACTATAAAACCAGTTCGGAAGAAGCTAGACTTAAGTTATTAGCTGGTATGATTGATACAGATGGCTGGTATGATAAGAAAGGAAAATATTATGAAATATCTCAAAAGAATGAAACTCTTTCAAAAGATATAGTGTTTGTTTCTAGATCACTTGGTATTTCAACAACAATTAGAAAAGTTAAAAAATCTTGTATGTATAAAGGAGAAAAGAAAGAAGGTGAGTATTTTAGAATAAATTTATTTGGTAATAATATTAATAAAATACCCTGTCTTGTAGAAAGAAAGAAAATAAATGAAAAAATAAGCGATTTTAAAAATCGCTTACATTCATCTTTTAAAATTATAGAAAAAGGAAATGGCGAATATTTCGGATTTGAACTAGATGGAAATAGAAGATTTTTACTATCATCATTTGACGTAGTTCATAATACAGGAAAGAGTAGTATTATCACATCGATTGTAGATGCTAAAAAGCATATTATTCCAGTGTCTCAGATTTTTTCAGGAACAGAAGATTTTAATGATATCAAAGATCTTAAACCTCTTGAGAATTTTGTAGTTAGACAAAAGTATGCAAAGAGGTACTTATCTAATCCTTGGGCTATACAGATTATAGATGATTGCACAGATGATCCAAAGATCTTGACTAAGCCTTTGTTTCAGTCTTATTACAAAAATGGCCGTCATTGGAAGATGATGCAAATATTGTCATTGCAGTATTGTTTGGATATCAAGCCTGTGATTAGAACAAATATAGACTATACGTTTATTCTGAGAGAAACCAACAAGAAGAATCGTAAGTCTCTTTTTGAGAACTATGCTTCTTGCGTGGATAATCTTAAAGATTTTGAAAGTCTGTTGGATCAGCTTACTACGGATTACTGCTCCATGGTAATTGTAAATAGAACCCAGTCCAATGATATTGAGGATTGTATTAGATGGTACAAAGCTGATTTGGATAAGATTAGGAATTTTAAGTTTGGTTGTGAAGATTTCTGGTTATTTAACAATCAAAGAATAATTGATACTTATGACGAATAAATTAAAAATAATATATTTATTTTACTATATATTATAGTAAAATAAATGTCTAAGCAAATTGTTATAGATAAAGATACGGATTTTGAAAAGACAATACAGGTTCCGTACATCAATATTGATGACATAGAGACAATCCAAATTCGTGTTGCTAGCGAACTTGATATTCCTCTAAAATTTCTTATGCTTGAAGACAACAACACTACAACAGAAGAGAAAGAGGTAAAACTCTCTGTTCCTTTTAATAAAACAACAAAAAAGATAGCTTTGACAGATATTGACAAGATGAAAATTTCATTTTTAACTCTTGAATCCACCATCTTCTTGAAAAAGAAGAAATCCTTTCAGACTATAATTGAAAAGGTAAGAGAGTTCATCTTCAAAACATCTGGAGAAACCGACGAAAAGTTTATATTGTGTGCTGTTTTTTATTACCTCTTTTCTAAAACTGAAAATGCAAACTTGTTTGATGAACCTTCTTCTAACTTATATAGAGAGAATATAGATTTGGTATTTTCTTTTATTTCCTATATAGAATCAAGTCCTTACTTTGGAACACTATTCTCATTTCAAAGACAATACGAACAATTTGTAACCAAAATAAACAAAGAAATGAAGGAAACCGATGACCGAAATAAAGATATAAACGAGCTAAATAGTTTATTGAGAGAAAACAGAAAACCTGCTAGAGAAGTTAAGCTTTCCATATCAAGAGAAAGAATAAAATTTGTCAATTCCAAAATAGTTCTTAGTCCTTTTTACAAAGATGAGATGGAGTTATTTGAAAACTTGCGTCTATCAAGAGATATGCCTTTTGCATCAGTAGCTGGATTCAGTAAAGTTCTAAAATCCTTTGTTCCTCCTGAAGAATTCACCAAGCAACTAGACAAAAGATTTTCCATGTTTGTTCTCAATAGAAAAAATGAGACAGTAAGCAACATGTATTCTCTTAATTCTTATTCTATCATATACATATCCAGAGTAAATAATCAGTTGGAAATATCTATTGACAGCAAGGTTGAAGGTATATCTCAAAATGTGGAAGTAAGAGAAGAAGTTATAATAGAACGAATTATAAATGCTCTGAATATCCAAGATCAAGTTCCAGAAATAAATTGCGAAATAGTACCTCAATACTACAAGGGAGATTTTTATATTCCTAACTTGTCTATTTCCAGAATAGTTATGCAGGATATTATTATGAACGACGAGTTTATTTCCAAGATGTTTGTAGTAAACGAACAATTTACTACCATAAACAAGAAGGGAGGAATTAGTATCGTCTACCTACCCAGCGAAAATGAAAACAAAAATTTCATCACATCTTTTTCTATAACAAACGGAGTGGTTTCTTCTGCTAACAAGAGATTTATAAAAGGAACTCCTTTAAGATTGGGTGACACTTTCCTAGGCATTTCTTTCAAAACAAAAAATAACTACACTCTTGCTATTCTTAAAGAGTGTATATCTCAAATGATTGCTATTTACAAGAAGAATGAAAAGGAAGTGTTCGATGAGTATAAAGATACTGATTGCGACTTCAGTTCCGAGTCCAAACTAATAGACAATATTGAAAAGATAGAAATGAAAAAGTCAGGAAAGAAAGCATTAAAATTGAGAGACTACTTACCCGATGTGTTTGTCACAAACTATCCTGCTGTTTGCGGTAAGCAACCTTACATTGTAGAAGACGAAGATGACGCAGAAGAACGTATAGAAAATGGAGAAGACATAATGAAATATCCTCTTTACAATGAGTTTGAACAATATTATTACTCTTGTAATAATCATAAAGATGAAGGTTTTATATATCCAGGTCTTAAAAAGACCAGATTATCTGAATACTTACTGCCTTGTTGTTTTACAACTCCTCAGTCGGATAAATCTCTGAGAGGAATGTACGAGAAAGGAATTGAAGAAGAAGAGGAGAAGGAAAAGAAGAAGGAGGCAGATTTCAAGATATACAAGACTTCAAAGATAATGCCAGTTGGAGGTGTAGGATTTCTGTCTCCTAATGTAGAGAAACTTTTCTCTATAATAGATCCTGCTAACACTTATCTTAGAAGTGGAGTATCTGTTGGTATAAATTCTTGTCTAGAAGCAATTATAAGAGCATCTCAAACAGAAGAGCAAATAAACAAGCTTTCTAAAAAGGATAGAGAAAAATATTTGGAAGGGTATAGAAAAAGAATTATAGAGGTGATAACTAAAGGATCAAGTTCCCAAAATTCTTACCAGTATTCCGTTCAGTCTCTTATAAATTTCATAAATAGCGAGAATTTTCTGGATATTAGACTTCTTCAAGATGCCTTGGAAGATTTATTTCAAGTTCATTTATTAGTGTTCCAAGTAAACAAGGATAACTTGGACGGAGAAATTATTTCTCCTTATTATATAAACAACTTGTATGCGTTAACTCAAAAAAGGAAATATAGGTATACGATCATATTATACGAGACAATGGGTTCTCGTATAGACAATTTGTTTTATCCTCACTATGAGTTTGTATGCAGATATAGACCTAACGATAAGAAGATCTCTTCTGTCTTTCCTACAGATGATATTATTTCTAAATCTCTTGAAGATATTTACGATAATATATTTATAAGGTATAGCAATCAACTCAACACAAAACTTGTTGAAAATCCTTTTGTAACTCCCATAAGAAGTCAGAGAGCCGACTCTTCTGGAAAGATTAGGGTATTGTCATTTACCGATGGAACAAGCTTATTCATACAACCTATGGATAGCTTGCCTTCAAGTATGGTTCAAGATGATGCAGTTGCTGAGTTAGTTCCTGTGAATTATGAAAAGGCAATAAGTTTTTTGAAAAAAGAAAATGTAAAAGACTATACATTTTCTATTGTTCAGGATAATGTAGTAGGTGTACATGCGTCTAAGAATAATTTAAGATTCTATATACCAATCATAACCATCAACAACATTGAATTTATCAATACAATTTCTAATGTTCCTGCACCTTCCTTCATTCTTAAGGAAGATATAATTACAAACTTTGCAAAGCGAGAAAAGGCTGCGAGAAATCTAATTGCAATTTGTGTTTATTTATTTT